CCTCCCACGATTTGTGTGTTGGTGATTCCCTGAGATCTGACGGAGGTCTGACGCTGTGAGTAGAGCCGATGACCTTCGTGCAGATTACGACTTGCTCGGTAAGCAGATGATCAACGCTGAGGGTTCCGGCCTGGCGTCGTTGGCGCGTGAGCGTCGCATCACTGGCGAGCTGCTCGAAGCGCTCGAATCTACCGAGGAGGTGTCTGTTGTCGATCAGTTGGCAGCTCGACGTTCCGGCTCCTCCAGCGATTCTGGTGCTGCCTCCCGACGTCGCAAGCCTGGATGAAGCGCACGCAGCTATCGAGCTGTGGGAGCACTACACCAGAAAGACTCTCGACCTGGAGCAGCGTCTCGCTGTTGAGGTGATGATGGCCCGCAACTCTCAGGACCGTTGGGCTGCGGCCACGACCGGTCGAGAGATGAGCCGCCAGAACGGCAAAGGCGATGAGCTTGAGGTTGTCGAGTTGTGGGGTTTGGTCCAGCGGGCCGAACGGATTCTGCACACGATTCACGATGCGGTGCTTCTCGCTACAGAGACGCAATCCAGGATGCTCGCCGCTCTTGAGTCGCATCGCGATCTGTCGAAACTGATTTCCCGCAAGTGGCAGGGCACCGGGCAGCAGATGATCGAGCTTCGGAACGGTGCAACGATCTGGTATCGCACGCGAACCAACAGCGGCGGTCGTGGCGTCGACGAGGTTGACCGTCTCGTGGTGGACGAGTCGCAACACGTCACGAGTGAGCATTTGGCGTCGATGACACCAACCCAGTTCGCCGCCAGCGACCCGCAGATCCATTTCACTGGGTCGGCTGCGCTTCGAGGCAAGTCTGCAGCCTGGTGGAGAATCCGGCTGCGCACGCTTGACGACGATCCTGGCCGGTTCGGTTACGTCGGGCACACGGTGGAAACTCTGTCGCTCGACGAGAAGGGCAAAGTCCAAACGTCCACGCCTGACGATCTTGACAACGAGGATGTTTGGCGGGCGTGCAATCCGGCGATCACACGCAAGGGTGACGACGGTATGGCGTTCCTTCGTGAGCAGCGTCGCACGCTCGGCGCTGAGGGGTTTGCTCAGGAGCACCTGTGTTTGTGGGCGCCTGAGCCTGGCACCGAAGAGGATGCTATTCGCCCGATCGATCTGGATCGTTTCGCTTCTTTGGGTCGCGTGAACGTGGAGTACGACCGGGACACGGTCGTGCTTGCGTGTGCTGTCGCATATGACCGCTCGTGGACTTCGATTGTGGCTGTCGGTACGAGCCCGGACGGGTTCGCTCAGGCAAAAGTCGTCGCGATGCAGCCCGGTACGGTTTGGGCGGCGTCTGCTGTTGCTGAGTTGGTGGCCGAGCTTGACGGTGTGCCTGTGGCGATGGTCAAGGACGAGCCGCTCGGCGATGCTGTTGAGAAGTTCGGTGTGACGGTGGTGCCCGTGTCCGGCGCCGATCAGGCGAGATCGTCGCAGAAGTTGATCGATGCGTGTTCTGGTGACGCCCCAACGCTTCGGCATCGCGGTGAGCCGGCACTACTGAAAGCGTTGGAGGTTGCTGTGGCGAAACCGTACGGAGATGGCAACACCGATTTTAGTAGTCGCCTTTCACTGGGTGACATCTCACCGCTCAAGGCGCTGACGTTGGCGTTCGGTCAGCTCGGCGTGGGCGCCGCGAAGTTGCCGGCTCCGTTCGTTGTGTTCTCGTAGGAAGGGGCGCGCATGTCGTCTGCCGCTCTGGCCGTGTTGTTCGTTGCTGGTGTTGTTCTGTTCTGCACAGGGTTCGCCCTCGTGTTCCCGCCCGCTGCGTTCGTTGTGGCCGGTTCCGTGTGTGTCGCTGTGGCGCTGAAGGTGGAGGTTCGTGACTCATGAAGCTCCTGGAGTCCGTTGGCCGCAAGTCCGTTACCCGTTCGTCGTCAAGCGTTGAGCAGCGGTTCACGTTCGGCGACATCCAGAACCTGATACACAACGGCCAGTCGTACATTGTGGGCGCTCGCGGGTCGAAGCCCGATGACGTCGACGGCACGTTCGCTTCCCGTATCAGTCAGATCCATCGGCGTCACGGGACGATCGCGGCTGCTGTTGAGACGCGTGCGCTGCTCATGTCGCAGGTTCGGTTCCAGTGGCGTCGACCTGACGGCACGCTGTTCGGTGATCGCACGCTGGCACCGTTGGAGCGTCCCGGCAGCATGACGCGCGTCGAGTTCCTGGCTCGCCTCGAATATGACGTCTCCTATTCCGGTACCGCTGTCGTCGGTCGCCGTGGCGGCAGGTTGTTCCGTCTGCCGCCCGATCGCGTGCGGTTCCTCCTCGGCTCGGATTCGAGTCCCGAGTGGGATGGCGACGTGATGATTCCACCGTACGACACTCAGGTTGTGGCGGTCACCTACGACCCCGGTTTGAGCCGCAGCGGCGTGCAGGGACAGGTCGAGGCGTTCCTCCCTGGCGATTTCGCCACATGGTCACCGGAGCCGGACCCGATCCATTTCTGGCGCGGCGAGTCATGGGTGACGTCGGTCGTGCGTGAAGCTCTACTTGACGGTCAGGTGACAGACCATCAGGCCAAGTTCTTCGAGAACGCCGCCAATCCCGGCCTCGTGTTTCTGATGGATCCGCAGCGCACTGCCGTCGAGGTGGAGCAGTACAGGGACATCATCAACGACAACCATTCAGGTGTCGGCCAGCACTTCAAAAACATGTTTCTTGGCGGCGCTACCGACGTGAAGGTTGTCGGCTCGTCGCTCGACTCGTTGAACCTCGGGCACCTGCAGGGGACGTTTGAAAACCGTGTCGCTGTCCGCTCACGTGTGCCTGCTGTCGTCCTGGGCACGAAGGAGTCGTTGTCGGGTTCGTCGCTGAACGCTGGCAACTACGCGGCCGCACGGCGCGTTCTGTCTGACGGCTGGTTCACGCCAACGGTCGATGGTCTTTGCGCTTCGCTTGAGTCGCTGATCCCGGCGCCGACCGGCGGCGTCGAGTTGGCGTACGACCCATCCCGAGTGCTGTTCCTGCAAGAGGATCAGAAGGACGCCGCCGAGATTCTGTCGACGAACGCTGCAGCGTTGCGCCAACTTGTGGAGGCAGGGTACGACCCTGCCACAGCGGTTGCAGCGGTCAAGTCGGGTGACATTTCGCAGCTGACTCACACGGGGAACGTAAGTGTCCAGCTGCAGCCGCCAGGTGCGGCGTGATCTTGAAAGGTTCACCATGACCGACACACTGAATCCACCGCATCGCACTGCCCCGCTTGACAACCTTCGCCGGTCGGTCGAGTTCCGCGCCGAGCCATCCAACGACGGGCTGACCCTCGACGGGTACGCAGCCGTGTTCAACGAGTGGACCGAGATCCACGACCGGAGCGGTTCGTTTATGGAGCAGCTTGCTCCCGGAGCGTTCAAGCGTTCGATCGGTCGTGTGATGCCGGTCCTGCAGTTCGATCACGGATCGCATCCGCTGATTGGTTCGATCCCGCTCGGGCGCATCACGTCGATCGTCGAGGACGCTCACGGCTTGCGCATGAAGGCCCGGCTGTCCGATAACTGGCTCGTCGAGCCTGTTCGTGACGCAATCCGCGACGAGGCGATCACTGGCATGTCGTTCCGTTTCTCGATCCCCGAGGGCGGCGACACATGGGAGCAGCGCGACGGTGTCGACTATCGGACGATCACAGCCGTCAACCTGATGGAAGCCGGCCCAGTCGTGTTCCCTGCCTACGGGTCCACGACGGTCGGCGTTCGGAGCCGTCAGACCGCTCTCGCACTCACAGACCCCGAGGTTCGTCGCGAAGTCGCCACGCTCCTCACTCTCGGCCCCGACGACCTCCGCAACCTTGCGGACGACTCGCCTGCCGATACCGGCGCCCTGGACATTGTCCCCGTGCCGCATGTTGAGACTCTGGACGCTTCTGTCCCCGTCAAGACGCGAAGCCAATCCCACCGACGCGCCATTGCGTCGCTGATTCTTGACCAGGAGGTCACCCCATGAACAAGCTCACCGAACTGCGCGAAGCGCTGACAGTCCTCGAAGACGAGGTGCGTTCGATCGCATCCGCTGAGGAGTCCACCCCCGAAAGCGATGCACGTCTCGACGTCCTCGCCGAGCTGGTCCCGGCGCAGCGCGCTGAGATCGTGCTCGCCGAGAAGCGTGAAGCCGTGATCGAGATCGCAGCCAGCCAGGCACACATCCCTGAGCTGCGCGGCGACTTCATCGCACCGCACCAGATCAACAAGCGCAACCCGTTCGATCTGTCCGACATGCGCTATGGCGCACCGGTCGGCGAAGTGCGCGACCGTGCACGGTCGGCAATCGACGCTGTCGAAGGCCTCGAACCACGCCACCAGGAGCAGGCCGAAAAGGTCATGCGCTCAGTGGATCGTGACGGCGCCGTTGCTCGCCACATCATCACGACCGGCAACCCGGACTACCGCTCAGCGTTCACGAAGGGCCTTGCAGGGGAGTCCGACACGTGGACCAGTGACGAGCGGGACGCCGTTCAGGCTGTTCGTGCAGCGTCGCTCACCACGACCGCCGGCGGATTCGCCGTGCCCTTCACGTTGGATGCCACAATCATCGATACAGGTTCGCACTCAACGAACCCGTTCCGTCAGATCAGCCGGGTCGTGCAGACGACCACCAACAGCTGGAACGGCGTTTCGAGCGCAGGCGTCACGGCCGCATGGTACGGCGAGGCCGCGGAGGTTGGCGACGACGCTCCGACTCTCGCACAGCCGACGATCCCGGTGTTTAAGGGTTCGGTGTTCGTTCCGTTCTCGATCGAGATCGGGCAGGACTGGGCTTCGATGGAATCCGACATCCGCAACATGATCACGGTGTCGAAAGACGACCTGGAAGGCGCAGCGTTCGTTTCCGGCAACGGGACCGGCGCACCTCAGGGCGTCACCGTCGCACTCGACGGTACGGCTTCCGAGGTCGCACCGACGACTGCTGAGGCGTTTGCTGTGGCCGACGTCTACAAGGTGGAGTCGGCGCTCGAAGCCCGTTACGGGACGCGTGCTGCGTGGGTGGCGAATAAGGTCTACTACAACGCCATCCGCCAGTTCGACACCAACGGCGGGTCGAGCCTGTGGGAGCGCATCGGTGCCGGTCGCCCGTCGCAGCTCCTCGGTTACGAGGCCTACGAGTCGAGCGACATGGACGGCGTCCTCCCGAATGGTGCTGCGACTGCAGACAACTTCGGGTTGCTGCTTGGTGACTTCATGGCCGGCTACGTGATCGTGGACCGAATCGGAATGTCCGTTGAATTGGTGCCGCATCTGTTCGCCACGGGCAACAACCGCCCGAGCGGTCAGCGTGGCTTCTACGCCAACTTCCGAACAGGTGCTGAGGTCGTCAACGCCAAGGCAATTCAAATGCTCTCGATCCCGACCACAGCCTGATTGTCGGCCGTACCGGGAGGCGATGCCATCGTGCGTCGCCTCTCGGTCGGGTCCGTTCCAAACGTGAAGGAGAAGCATGTTCACTGTCAAGCAATCGTTCTTTTGGAATGGTCGGCTCTACGCCGAGGGCCAGGACGTGGCGCCGGGCGATCCGGTTGTCACTGGTCGTCGGCACCTGTTCGACGGCGACGACGTCGAGAGTGCCACAGCGGCGCCAGGCGAGAAGCGTTCCACCAGGCGGCCCGCAGCAAAGCCGAAGACCTCGAATCGCAAGTAACGAAAGGGGCACCGGATGGCGTATTGCACCCGAGCCGAAGTTGTTGAACGTCTACGACTCGCCACACCGGCAGCAGGCTCACAGCTTGAGTCGAGCATCGATGATGCGATCGTCGCCGCAACAGCGCAGACCCACAACGCCACCGGCCACACGTTCACGCACGT